TAGGGAACTTCCCTAAAATGGAGAACGACAAATGAACCAAGCACATAACATGTACGCCCTTGACCTTGACCAATGCGTTAACCTAATCAAAGCGGTGGGCCACAAGCGTACCGTCCTGATGGAGGGTGACATAGGTAACGGCAAATCATCTACTATCCACACACTAGCGGCTGACCTACCAAGCCACGTGCCCTGTTACTTTGACTGCACCACCAAGGACATCGGTGACTTGAACCTGCCCAACATGGCGGTGATGAACGAGCAAGGGTATGTTACCATGGTGCCTAACGAAGAGTTGGGTGCACATCTGGGTAAGCCTATCATCCTAATGATCGACGAGCTAGGCAAGGCCAACGCTGCTGTTAAGAACGCACTACTGCGTGTCATGCAAGAACGTACGGTGGGTAGTATCAAGCTACACCCTGACAGCCTTGTCTATGCGACGACCAACAAAGGGTCCGAGGGTGTGGGTGACATGCTACCACCACACGCACGCAACCGCATAACTACAGTACAGGTTCGTAAGACTGACCACCTGACCCTTATTGAGTTCGGTATCAACGATGGTTGGGATCACAGTATGTTGGGTTGGATCAAAGACACCCCACACGTTCTTGCATCGTTTGAGGACGTGAAAGACCCTGACGAGAACCCGTTTATCTATCACCCAATGCAACAGCGTAAAGCCTTTTGTAGTCCTCGTTCGTTACACGCAGGGTCTGACATACTTAAAGAACGTCACTTGTTTGACGACCAGACACTAACTGCGGCTTTGATGGGTACTATCGGTGACCGTGCGGCAATGGACTTGATGGCGTTCGTTAAGATGTCGGATCAACTACCGTCACTGGACAGTATCAAGACTGACCCTACCAACGCCAAGGTTCCTACGAGTGCGGCGGCTGTGTGTATGGTTGTGTATCGAACACTGGCATCACTAGAGGGTGACTGGATCAATGCGTGGATGGATTACTTACCGCGTCTGGACACAGAAGCGCAAGGTATGTTCGCCAATGGCGTGCGTGCACCCAAGTATTCCAAGCAATCAATGGTCATGCGAAACAAGAAGTTCACGCAGTGGGCCATGGACAACAACTACATGTTCGCAGCGGACAAGAAATAGGGAACTTCCCTAAAATGGAGAACGACAATGCTAGTACTTAACAAACAACTAACAGAGGAACAACGGTTGTCCAAAGCAATCGTTGACATCATGGGCCGCGCTTCGTGGTTGGCAGGTGTGATAATGATCGGTAACCGAGTAATTACTGATGATCCAAGCCTGACCACAGCGTGCACTGATGGACGTGACGAGTGGTACAACCGTACGTTCGTGGCAGGTCTTAACGATGCAGAGCTACGGTTCTTGATCTTGCACGAAGTGTACCACAAGCTGTATCGTCACTTGATTACGTGGGCACACCTAAATAAAATCTGTCCACGTACTGCTAACATCTCATGTGACTACGTTATCAATGTCAAGATTGCAGATGAGTACGGTGCAGATGGTTGGGTGAAGATGCCCGAAGGTGGCTGCTTTGACATCAAGTATCGGGATTGGGATTCCGCGAAAGTGTTCGACGACATCTATGACCCTGCTAATGGAACAGGTGGCGGACGTGGCGCGGGAAAAGGCCAAGGTACGCCACAAGATGGACACCCCGAAGGTTTTGACGAGCACGACTGGGAAGGTGCACAGGACATGGACGCGGAAGAGATGCGCGAACTGGAGCGTGACATTGACGAGGCTGTGAGACAAGGCGCGTTGGCGGCAGGTAAGATGGGCAGCGGTGGTAGCCGTAACATGGAAGAACTGTTGCAGACACAAGTGGATTGGCGCGAGGTGCTGCGTGAGTTTATACAGACTACGTGCTCGGGCAGCGATTACTCTACGTGGAAGCGTCCTAACAGACGGTACATATCGGCAGGGATTTACATGCCCTCTGGTATCAGTGAACAGATAGGTCCAATAGCGTTGCACATGGATATGTCGGGTTCTATCGGTGCGCGTGAACAACAGGTTATGATAAGCGAGGCTGTGGAACTGGCTAAACTTATGAAGCCCCCATCTCTTAACATACTATACTGGGACACGAAGGTGTGCCGTCACGAGGTGTACGACTACGATGATTTGGACAAGGTAGCTACAGAAACAAAGCCGACAGGTGGTGGTGGCACAGACGTACGTTGCGTCCCTGCTTTCATGCGTGAACATAACATAAAACCAGAAGCGTCTATCGTGTTTACAGATGGTGATTTGTACAGCGGTTGGGGCGATTGGGATCATCCTGTGTTGTGGTGCGTGTTGGACAACCCAAGTAAAAAGCCTGATTGTGGCGTGACTGTTCATATTAAAGCGAGGGATATGTAATGGGTAAGGTAAAAGCAATGTTGATGGACGCGGAGGAAAACCCGTTCATCGCTTGTCCCGAGTGCAAAGGTAGTGGCGTGGAGACAGCCGAGCGCGACGTGCCCATGAGCTTCTCAAACCCGTATGGGTACGTGGAAGATTACGAGCGCGAGTGTGTAAACTGCAAAGGCGCAGGTGAAATCGAACGAGATTGGGAGGATATATGATAACTTACTACACTGTGATGATACTAAGCTACACGCTTGACGGGGAATATCTACAATCTAAGATACTATTCCCTAATGCGAAAGCGTGTGGTGACGCCCTGACTGCATACTACGAACCAATACGTGCATTTGATAGTGACAGTATGGCGCAATGCAAGANGACAAACGTAATGTCCAAAACCCTACGGCCCAAAGCACGGCCAACAAACGGAGAACTAAAGTAATGGNTNATTCAAGAAAAAATCAAACGTGGACTAATAAAGAGATGGAAACCCTACTANCGTTGCGGAACGAAGGGTTTGAGTACGACGACATAGCAAAACATCTAGGGCGTACTAGGAAGTCGTGCGAGATGAAGCAATACTCTTGGAATAAAAACATAGCGGTAAAACCACAAAAGGTTATGCTGGACGATTCAAGTTTGCAAGCCCTGATAGATAGTTGGGGTGAAGATGAACCTGTCGTGGTCGCTGCCGACAAGAAAACCAACTTCTTAGCCCCACCAAAACATTACCTACGCAACGTAAAATTTGCGAACAAAGAAGCGGCCAAAGAATTGGGCGCACGTTGGGATGGTATGTGTTGGTTTATACCCGAAAACTTGGGTAATGCACGTCGGACTAAATTGATTGATAGGTTTGGCCCCGTTGCTTACGGAAATCATTCTGCCCGAGGCGAGGCGCAATGGTCTACGTTTGTAGAAGCAGACCCGCCAAAACCTGACGTGAAGGTCACCTCAAAACAAACTACACAGAAGGAGCCAACGAAACAATCAGTGAAACCTACGTTACCACGTCCAAGAACTTTGGAGCTTTCCGCTAAGTCCACGCAACGTGTGCAGGGGGAGACACGTGAACAGGGGGGCAGTCACTTCGACAAGCTGGCCCAACGTGACGCTGATGCACACGTGTATATCGTGCGTGTACCTAAGATACTTGTGGCAGCGGCGGTACTAGCAACGATTGCTGTGTGTGCGTGGTACGTCGGCAAGTATATGTGAAATCACACTAACGTCATCAACAAACAAATTAGGGAACTTCCCTAAAAACATGGAGAACAAATAATGGTTATGTCAAATATAAAACTGAACACGTTCGATAAAGTCGCTTCGTGGTACAATAACACTAAACCTCTGGTATCAAAGTGTCATACGTTAGAGCAAGACATACGCCCCCTTGGTGATCGCAAGCGCAAATACGAGCGCATTAAAAAGATCAACGACAACTGTTACGCGCTTATGGATGGGTACTACAGCGGTGACGATGTGTTCGGGTATTATTGGGGTAAATTCTACACCATGGTAAACGGGGTCGAAACCGCAATTCCAGCAGATAAAGTCACAGACCATATGCGGCGTAACCCAGCGTTGTACGGCAGAGGACCGACTGAAGCCGAGGTCGAAAAGCTGGCTCCTATCGTGTGGCGCAAACATAAAAACGGTACGGAGACAGTGACGATACGTAATGGCACAGGGCAAGGCGCTCACATGTCTAGGTATAGTTTCTTACAGCGGTGCATACCGTCCCACCTGACGTTTCGCATAGAAAACGGCAAACAGTACATATTGTGTGGTGGCCCTGCTGCTGGCAAGTATTATCTGGCTAAAAGTATAACTGTCGCTGCGTGTGACGTGCCACATAGCCCTAACAAATGGAACACGTCTTGGAGTTCACGTGATGATGGCACGGCCCTGACATTCTTTATCACATCTGGCGACGCATATCTTTCACACGGTGGTAAGCCGATACCGAAAGCCCCAAGAGTGGTTGTAAACAAAGACGCGAAAGCCAAGCTGAAGGCCGAGCTTGCCACGTTTAAAGAGTGGGCGTTCACTATGTTCCCTCTACTGCCCGAAGGTGACAGGGATTATGAAGAGCGTATGCGTAACGAACTAAAGGAACACATGCCTACATGTCGCTGGGGCCAGTGGCGTATGTTAGACTTATTTGTAGATAACTGGAAAACAACACGCGAGGTAATAAAAAATGAGGATCACCCACTACGCCTGCATCTAGCTTACTACCTGCTGAATGACACTGACTATAGGTGGCAGATGCGAGGTGACCAAACAACAGGGAACGTGGTGGCGCAATACAATACAAAGATAAACAAAGTATGTAACTTTACTAAAACCGTGAAAGGGTAAAACATTATGGGTATACAGAACATAACACTAGAGGAAGCTAAGAAGCACTCCGCCAGAAACAATACAATCAACCATCCACACGACGATCCGCGAGGCACACATTCTATGGAGCTTTGGACCTTTCGACGTGAGGTTGAACGAGCAATGCGTGGAGCTAAGACCATGGTACGTACTTCCAACACCGCGTATGTATACATGGACGATGATCCGTATGTACTAGGCTGGATTGGCTATGGTGACTTCCAGACCANCAAAAANGGCAAACACAAGTACGTGGTGTATTCACGGGATATAGATAACTGTAAGTACTCCGAAGGTAACGAACAGCATTATATGCGTATGGCACTTAATATGGGTACAGCAGTAAAACACGCAGGGGCAGAGCTACGAAGCTATTCGCCTTCCGAGGTTTCGTATGCTGCATCAGCACTAGTGAGAGGTAACGTGCGCAGGGTAAAAGATGAGGCGTACGACGCGTATACCGCTAGTCTTGAAGCATTGGGTTTCAGCGATAGCTACAAAGTAAGTAAAGGCAGAGGGGATACTGTACGAGAATTGATAAGTATATTTCAAAGCGGACATGCGTTTTCGCCCGAGGTACATACCAAGATGGAAGATGTTATAGCTAAGAAAAAGATTGCTGACAGGTTCCCCAAACGAGGTATGCTACCCATGGACTTCATACGTGTGTACGAGAAATTTGGTAAGCAGTATATGGACAAAGTGGCAATCGCTGACATGTACAACTACCACAACACTAGATGGACAAGCGCTCAAGTTGAAGTTTCCACATCACTTATGAAGGATGTGGACGAAGAGTTGCAAGGTAAGATAGCCGTGATGGGTATGTGTGCAGACAAGCAGTTTGTGGAGGACGTTGGGTACAAAGCTAGTGACGCTATGTTCTACTTCTACACAGAAGATACTACCACGTGAGTTACGTGGATGATAGAACGTACCGCGTAGAGATAGCGTTTGACACTAAAACTGTCGCGGTACAATGTTTTGGCACAGATAGTGTTGACACGGAACTAAAGAGTGATTATAAATCTGTGGGAGCACTACCAACATGGGTACAAGAACGGCTGGCAGCATTGGCTATGTTGCCCGTACCACCGCCACCTAATGATGTAGAGGGTGTAGGTTGTAGGATTGGCCCATACTTGTATTGGGTAGTAAAATAAATAGGGAACTTCCCTAAAATGGAGAACGACAATGACACCCGAAGCTAAAGTTAAAAAGACCGTGGTCAAGCATCTTAAAGCTATGGGCGCGTATTACTTTTACCCTGCCACTGGTGGATACGGTAAGAGTGGCGTGCCTGACATTGTAGGATGTTACAAGGGTATGTTTTTTGGGCTTGAGTGCAAAGCTGGTATCAACAAGCCCACGCCTTTGCAGGAAAAAAACTTGAACGACATACGAACCGCAGGTGGGTTTGACTTGGTTATTAATGAGGCCAACATGCACGATGTGCATAAGTTGGTTGCTGGTGGGCATAGGATACATCAGACGGTGAATTTATCCAACGTAGTTGCCAAGCTGTGAGTGGCAAGTAACCGCAGCAGTGTAGGTGGGATTTTTCTCTGCTCCGACGTGTTCTCCATGCGTTGTGAGCGGTCCTTTCGCCCCATGACTACACCGAAGAAACCGCGATAAGGTTAGTCCCTGTGTTAGTTGCACAGGGCAACATAAGGACCAGAGCAAATGAAAATAACACCTGCATTACAGGCAGAGCTAAAGTTTCTGCAAAACGAAGTCCGTAGGATGGATGATTTAATACGTGTTAGAGACAGTGGTAAGTCCGTAGGGCAAGACGCTTGGGTGGCACGTAACGAACTACACAAATTTAAAGATGACCTACGTAAAAAAGGTTACGACATATAAAGGAGAACGCAATGGAAGCAAAGATAAAGGTAACGCAACGTATGCTGAACAAGAGCATTATGGATGCAAATAAATCGGTAGTCGCGTTTGCAAAAGAACACCTACCTGTTAACTACACAGACATTAATAACGGTGAACGCTGCGTGTTTAAAGCGTTGCTTATAGACAAAGACGAAAATATTACACCGTCAGCGTTACGCATGTATAGACGTCCACGGGGCGATAAACTCTTATCAATTATGGGGCTTACAACAAAAGCCAAAGCCAAGGCAGGGGATATAGTGACGTTTTTACCCCACAGTGATGACCTTGGTGGCTTTAGGTATTTCTTAGCTATAAGGGTGACACACTATGAATGAACGTGAACGCGTGGGCTACGAAGAGCTATACAAACAATGTTGGGAGCAGCAAACAAAAAAAGATATGGCCGCTAACCCCAAGTTGCGTGAAATGACGGGTAGCTACAACGCTAGAAACGGTAGGAAGGGCGCATCCTATGGTGAAAAAGGTGGACGCCCTAAATTAGAGCTTACCGAAAAAGCAAAAATGGTAGACCGTATGCTAAAACTAAATATGTCTATTCAAAACATAAGCGAGGTGCTGCAAGTTTCGGACAAGTCCGTAATACAAATTAAATCTCGCTATAACCTTCCTAGAGAAGAAACCAAGGAGAACTAAATGACTAAGAAGATGACTAAGAAGCAAGAAAAAGTATGGGCGTATAAGGTAAAGCACCCTATGGCTACTACGAGGAAGATAGCATTAGAAACTAACTCATCCGTGAGCTATGTGCATAAACTCATGTCCAAGATCGGAACACCGAGAGAAGTGTTAGCTCAACCCCCAGTTGATGTACGTCAAGTAACACGGGGTAGTATATTAGACACAGCCAAACAGTATGTCACAGAAGATCGTGCATCTGAGCACGGTGACATGGAAGATAACTTTCAACGTATATCTGATTACTGGAACGTACACCTTGGCTTAATAAATTTTATCAAGGTCGAAGATGTTGCTGTAATGATGGCTTTGCTGAAGGTAGCTCGTATTCATTCTAACCCAAAGCATCCTGATAATTGGGTAGACGCGTGTGGTTATATGGCATGTGGCGGTGAGATAGCAGGTAACCACTAGTGGACCTTATAACCCTAGACTTTGAAACATACTACGACAAGGTTTATTCCTTGCGTAAGTTAACGACAGAAGCCTACGTCCGTGACCCTCTTTTTGAGGTGATCGGCGTGGCTATCAAAGTAAACAATAAACCAACGGAGTGGGCAAGTGGAACAAAACAACAAATCGCTAGGTATCTTGGCACGTTCGATTGGACTGACAGTATGGTACTTGCCCACAATACTATGTTTGACGGTGCTATCCTGTCTTGGTGTTTTGGTATTTGTCCTCGGATGTACGCTGATACTCTGTGTATCGCCCGTGCGCTACATGGCACTGAAGCTAGCGCTAGTCTCAAAGCATTATCTGAACGATACGATATTGGAGTTAAAGGCACGGAAGTCCTTGATGCACTTGGAAAACGACGAGAAGACTTCACAACCGAAGAGTTAGAAGCCTANGGGGATTACTGCATNAACGATGTTGAGTTAACATATAAACTGTTCCGTTTGATGTCGCGTAGGTTCCCAAAGTCGGAGATACGCCTGATAAACCACACGCTGAAGATGTATACTGACCCCACACTAGAATTAGACGTTGACCTGCTGACCTCGCACTTGGATGATATTAAGCAGCGTAAGGATAAGTTGTTAGAGGACGCAGGTTTAACTGACAAGAAAGACCTGATGAGTAATCCGAAGTTTGCCGAGTTGCTTAAAAACTTAGGTGTAACTCCACCGATGAAGATTAGCCCCACCACGGATAAAGAGACGTTTGCGTTTGCCAAAAACGATGAGCAGTTTAAAGCGTTGGCGGTGCACGAAGACGACAAAGTGCAAGCACTGGTATCAGCAAGACTAGGCTTGAAGAGCACGCTGGAAGAAACTAG